TGCTCGTCGTCTTTCGATACAGCCTGTTTCCCCGTGCCCCCTTCTTTTTCAGCCAGTCGAACAGGTAGGGGCGCATCTTGTCTATCTGCCACTCAGCGAGCTGGATGGCTTTGACTTGAACCCCGAACTTGTCGACGTAGGAGGCCGTATAACGGTTCGCAGCGCCGCGCACCTTCAAGGTGCCGGCCTGAATCATTACAGGCCATTGCGCAGCTGGTTCAGCCATCTCGAATCCCCGCCTTGCGCGCCAGGCGCTCGACCTTCTCCCAACTGTCTTGTAGATCGCTCATAGAGCGCACCAAGAGGTCTATCTCCTCCTCGGACTCCTCCATCTCCTGTAAGAAACTCTCCGGGGCGTCGCCCTCATCGACGGCCAATTGCAGCGCCTGCGCCGGAGTAAGTTCCTGGGCGTTCAACCGCAGGGCGCGCTCACGGGCGCGGAGGAGCCGCAGCTGGATGCGCTCCTGCTCGGCCACAGGGTCTGTGGAGGCGAACTGGAACTCCGTCGTCGGTGGAAGGACGAAAAAGTTCAGCATGTACTCCAACTGTTGAATGAGCACCCCCGGCCCCTTGCCCCTGGCGCGCGCAGCCATCTCCGTGGCTTGCGTCGCGGCCCCAAAGCCACCGCCGGGCATGGGCGCGAACTCGGTGTAATCCGTGCCGAACCCCATCGCCAGGGTGGTGATGTACCACTTGAGCGTCGTATCCTCGTCGTAGCCGTCGGGGAGTCCTGCCAGCTCGATGAGTTCTGCGGCGACGGCCTGCCCCGGGTCCTGCGAGGCCAGGATGATGGGTGATGTGTAGACGGTCTGGCCCTCCTCGATTTGCTCCCGCTTGGCAGATTCGAGAGCCTCCTTCACACGCCCCTCGCGGACGCCCTGCAATACGAGGATGCCCGGCACGCGCTTGCCGGACAATTTCTGTCGTTTGTAGATACCTATATCCCTAAGAGTTTGGGCGGCACGGAGGATTCTCGAAATGGCCGAATATCCGTAGCCACGCTTGTCCTCACGGGGGCTGGGCATGTCCGTGAGCGGGAAGACCTCGTACCACTTTAGTTCGTGCTTGCGGTTTCGACGGTCGGTGTAAATGACGGGCGTCTCCAAATCCCCTGTGCGTTGGCAGCGCTGCGAATCGAGATGCGCCAGACCGACTATCGGCGTGCGGGGTGTAGCGTTCCGTGGTCGAATGAACTCCACGAAGCCCCCGTTGTCCTGCGTGAGGTTGTCTTGCGTGACCTTCATCACGAAGGACATCCAGCCAGCGCCCAGGTCGGCCATCATCAAGACGCGCCGCCAGTGGGTGACGCTCTTTCGGGGACCTCTCAGTTTGAAGTCCAGCGCCGCGACCTTGGCGCACATAGAGTACACCGCACCCGCCAAGATGGGTTCCGTGCGCCACAGTTTATCGAGTTCCCGGTCGCGCGCGCGGGAGGGCCAGGCGGGGATGTTATCGCCCACCGAGGCCAGGAAGAACACCAGGGGCGACTCGGAGGCCAGGGCCTCCGAGGTGCGGTCCTGAACGCTCAACCTGTGCAGTTCCTTGGGGTCCTCTACTGGTGTCATGAATACCACCGTTGCAGGTAGTCTGTCAGCATAGGATCGCGTTGCGCCCACTCAGGTATTTGTGTTTGCTTTTGCTTTTGAGGCGTCGGCTGCTCCTCGGTCTGTTTGAATTCCCCCAAATCCTTCAGGTGCAGGCCGTAGCGCATGGCGTCGGCGGCGTTGTCGGATTCCTTGCGTGGGCGCTTGGTGTTTTCATCTATAACATACGCCTTTATTTCCTGTATGGCAAACTCGCACCTCGGATGGAAGCGGACGTGCGCCACGCCGTCCCCGTCGCGTATCCAGCTGGCGGTGTGCTTGATGCCCTCCTCCACGTTATGTGAAGCAGCCACGGTGTCTATGCCCGCGTCCCACAGGCGGCGGCGGAACTCTGCCGCCGAGGAGTCCACGTAGGCCACGGAGGGGGTGATGTCCGGCGCGTGGGTGGTGAGCTGCTGCAAGGCGTTGACTATGGAGACCTCCGCGACCTCGTACTCCGCTACGTACTCGTCAAAAACGTTTACAAAAGGTGGGACTTCCTGGGCGAACAGGATCACCCGTGGGTGGCCACGGGTGTAGCCGTCGTCCACCCACCACTCCACAGGGAGACCGGGGATGTACTCCGCGTCCTCGGTGACGTTGCTGTTTGGGTCGTCCGGGTCAGTGATGAAGTCCTCCCAGACCGCGCCCTCCATTGTAATGAACTCCCCGTGCAGCTCCTGTTGCGCGTAGCGCCCCGAGTACATGCCCTTCAGCATGAGGTAGTGCAGATCGTCCAGGTTCTCGCGGTTGTCGTCCGTGGAGCCGTGGAAGCGCTCCACGATGGGGCCTTCGTAGCCCGATTCTCGCAAGATCTTCAGGGTTCTATCATCGAAGATGCCCTTCACGAACACGTCGTACAGCCAGTGGTTTATGCCTGCGGGAGTGGTAGTGATCCACAGCTGGGGCTGGGGACCGATGCGGATACGGGCGGCCAGCACGTCGAAGGCCCGGCGGGTTCGCTTGCGGGCCAGCTCGTCGCCCCAGGCCCAGTTGATGTTCAAACCCGCCCAGGAGGACTCGTCCTCGATGCCTCCGTAATAGACGGTGACGATCTTGCGGTTGACTTCAAAAGTAAGGACTTTTTTCTGGGTATAGGGATGGTCCAGATGGGCGTTCGTGCAGTAGGACCACGGACACCACTTGGCGAACTCCGGCCAGGTGGACTTGGCCAGTTGTGGAAAGTCCGGGGCGACGATGGCCCCGTCTTGTCCACGGGCGATCTTGGTAACGGCCTTCACCGCGCCAGCAGCCGTCTTCCCGCTCCCTGTGCCGCCTATGAAGGCCGCGTACCGGGCACGGGAGAGAAGGAAGTCCCGCTGTTGCGCACTATTTGGTATGAAGGTCAGCTTCGCCATCGTCGTCTACGATCTCGGTGAGGATTTCGATCAGCTCAAGTTGGTCGGATTGGTCGGACTGGTCGGATTGAGCGGGTAGAGCGGGCTGGCTGGGTTGAGCGGGTCGGATTGGTCGGATTGGTCGGATTGAGCGGGTAGAGCGGGCTGGCTGGGTTGAGCGGGTAGGGCGGGTTGGCTGGATTGAGCGGGCTGGGCGGGTAGGGCGGGCGTGATGTAAACGACTAGCTGATCCGTGTCCAGGCGGTGACCCACATCGATGTCCAGGCGGTCGGAGTAGACGCCCAGGGCTTGCAGGGCGAGCTTGATGGCCGAGACTTGGCCGGTTTCGGCTTTCCTGGCCAGGGCGCGCATGATCTGGGGCAGGCGTTTGCCGATCTCGGCGCGCGCGCGGATGAACGCACCATCCCAGAAGCCGGGAAGGTGCTCCCAGGCGTACAGTTGGGCCTTCGTCACCCCGAACTTGGCGCAGAACTCGTCGTGAGTCTTGAGTTTTGGCGGACGGTCGTCTGGGTGCGTGGCCAACCAGAACTGGTATTTCTGCTGGACGACTGATAGGGCCATGAGGCTAGAATAGCACACATGGTGGTTACTGTCAAGTGCGGAAATTTGTAGGGGTAAGTATCTATAAAATTTTGTAGGGGTAAGTATCTATAAAATTTTGTAGGGGTGAGTATATAGCGACGTGGGGGGAGATAAGAATCTCTCTCCGCTTGACATAACGCCACCTAACAGACTCGAAAGCGCGCCAGCGAACGCCAAAAAACTGGCAAGCAACGCACACGTTATGTCTAGTAGGCGTGTGGTACACTGTAGCCGCCCTACGGGGCCGGGGCATCGCGAACGCGATGCGGCGCACACGTGCGCGCGCGTGCCCGCGCGCGCGCAAGCGTCGCTTTACATAAATGTCACTCGCTCGCGCGCGCACGCGCGCGGGCACACGCACACACGGAGGAGGTTATCATGTCCACCCACAGCCACACCGTTTCGCGCGCGCGTATGCGCGCGCGCGCGAGCACGCGCGTACTGGTGCACGCGCACGATTTGGAACGACATGCGCGTATGCCTGCAACACGCGCGTATATCACGCGCGCGCGCACGCGCGCGCGTATGCGCTTGCGCGAGAGCACGCGCGTACTGGTGCACGCGCGAGCACAGGAGGACTAGGATGGCCACAATACGCGAGCACACGCGCAACATGCGCGTGCGACACGCTCGCACACGTGTACGCGAGTACGCGCGCGCGGTGGCATGTGCGCGCGACATGTTACGCGACGCACAGGCGTTCTGCACGCGGGCACACGTCGCGGAATGCGTGCGAGCGCTTGCGCGCGCGGAGCGCGCGCACATGCTCGCATTGCAGCATCTAGAAACCTTGTTAGACGACTAGGAGGATTATGTATGGTTATGGTGTAGTATTCTGGCTGGTCTTACTCGCCACCGTTGGCGCGCACATATACACGTGTGCGCGCCAACACCGAACGCGCATGGAGGACACAATGACGACCAAAGTGACTATCTCGGCTGATCAGATTGCGCGGCGCCATGATTTTTTGCGCGGCGCGCAAACGTCTATATCGAGAGCCATTCAGACGCTGGGCGACGAGTTGGATATAGCTTTCTCGACGTTGGTCGAGAGCGACGCGCGGCTCTTGGCGCGGGCGGATAGCGACGCCCGCGCGCAAACGCCACAAGCCGCGCCAGAGGCAAAAGCCGCGCAAACGCCACAAGCCGCGCCAGAGGCAAAGGCCGCGCCCGCCGCCGACGACACGGCGGCGGCGGATGTGTGTCCTTGTGGTGCTAACCGCATGGATTGGCCGGGTGGCGCGGTCTTTTGCCCGTTTTGCGGGCGGCCAAGAAGCGCCACACCGCCGCCGGAAAGGACCGCCGACCAGAACTGGTCGGCGGTCTGGGGTGACGATGGAACGCTCGCGCTTCATGTGGACATGAAGCGCGGAAAAACGCGCGCCACCGACGCCTTTGGCGGGCCGGCCCGCCGAGGTAGCGCGTTCCTCGCCACGACTGGCCGAAGGACGGAGACCAAACGCGGAAAGACGTATTACACGTCTATCCGCGTTCCCTCACACTTGAGGGCCGCCGTCGGGGTCGGTGAAATCAAAGTTCGGTTGCAAGTGATTGCACCGGATTTGATCGACTAGTCCAAGCCGGCTTGGACTAATCCAGACCGACCAACGCGCGACGTGTGCCGTCACACGTCGCGCGTCGCTTTGAGGCACGTTGTAAACGATTGCATCTGTTCGGATAGCGCGCCACAAAGGACCTGTAAACCGGTTCCCTCTGGGATAACGCATCCCTTTGTAGGCGCGAACTCGCTTCCCTTTGGGATAGCGCACCACGATGTAACCGTTTACACACAAGGACCAAGTGGACAAAGTGGATCCACTTGGTCCTTGCCCCATAGTATAATAGCACGCGACGCGCGAGGCAAAAAATAAAATGCGCGTCACGTGCTATAGAAAAATCACAGCGCGCACAGAAACGCGCATAAAACTATATAATCGCAACGATTGTGTAGTTTTATGCGCGTTTCTGTGCCAAGCCAGCACGAAAGGAGCGCGGTATGCTAGTAAGGCTCGAACTGAATGGGAAGCTCTCCCAGCCAATGGAGGAGCACCAAGCACGTGCGCTTCTCCAGCGCGTCGCGGATAAGCGGCGCGCCAATAGAATAAAAATCGTGCCCTATATCCCGGCCGCACAGAGGGCGGGATATAGTGTAGCAAACAACGCCCATTGCCAGTATGCGGGTTGGTCTTTTGGACCAACCCGCGAGGAAGCGCGGAGCAAGTGCGATGCTCTGCGCCAGAAATATAAGAAGGCCATGCTGTGCCCAACGCTCAAAGCGTTGGGCACAGGATGACCTGTCCTCCGTGTGCAGGGGTGGGGGGTCCTTCACAAAGACCCCCCACCCCATTATATTATCTGCAAGGAGAGCGACATGAACAAGAGTGAGCTGGTTCAGAAGGTGATAGATTCCCTGTACTGGGAATCCGTCGAGCGGGATGGCTCGGTGTGGAATCCCCGAGCCATCCCACTCAAGGCGCTCATCGAACGCCTTGAGGAAAATGGTCACGTAGTGCGCACGGAGACCCTCTCCATGCGAGAGGGTGCGACGTTCGAGCGGGCGTGTCTCGGTGAAGACTCATTCACCGACACGATAGAGACCGTCCGCCTTACAGTGGACGGCGCACCCTTGCTCGTGGAAGTGCTTCACTCCTGGCATGGCGGGCTGCACTCCGGCGGCCCGTTCTCGGATGTGCGCTTGCTATCCGAGGAATAAGGAGCATGGAGGTTAGACGGATATCCGTCTAACCTCCTTTTTTTTTCTCGGGGCCTATCGGCATTGCGCGAAAAATCTGCGAGGAGATTATTGCGCAAAAAACGCACGAGGGGGTTAAGATGGACCGAGTTTTATCAGACCGTGATTTGGCCGCCGCGCTTCGAAAGCTGGACGGTGCAGGTCTCGCTAGTGTTCTTGCCGAGATGTTGAATATACTCGGCAAGAGCAAAGGCCGCGAAGTAGGCGCGGCATTGGTGCAGGAACATCGAACGCTGCAACAAAACGTGATACGTTTTCTTCTTGAGATCATCTACGGCTACGGTGAGACCGTAGGTGATTGGGTGGACCCTCGCAATGAGGGCGCCGCACAGTTCGCAAAGCAACTCAAAGCGGCCATAGACGATGGAAGTATATGCGCTATACTTCCAATCATCTAGAGAGCACAGGGGGAAATATGTC